ATGTACAAACTCGCAATACCATGAATTGCCGCCAACGTTCGCTTTTTCTTTCAGTCGTACCAATTTGCCGACAATATACCGGGCAAACTTGGCGTATGCGCTCGTTTCCGATATATGGATAATACGACATTCGGCGTTTATTTTTGGCAATTCTTCGATTTGCGGGCGTTTTTCCTCGGTGGGGTATCTTTGTACCCTCTGAAAGTCTTTTTTGATTGACGACCGGGAAATTGCCCCAAAATCGGGGGTTCTCTTTTTTGTTCTCATTAACCTAACATTAATTGTTGATACTCGGCTTTCATTAACTCAATTAACCGCATATTTGCCGGGTAAATTAGCATTCGTTCCCGGTCGCCATTCTCCCAACATGAATGATGTTCAAAACATAGTATATTTATATTTCTTGCATCATGCGCCATTTCGGGAAACGCTCCACGGGTCAATATATGCGAACAATAAACGGCGGAATAATTCCGTAACGGCTTTAAACATTCCTCGCATCGGTGCGGCTTATGTTCCCAAACCCAACGGAAAAAGCGTTCATTTGCCGCCATGATATTTGCGCCCCGTCCCGTAATACAATGCCCGAACAATTCCCGTTGTATCTCAACCCTCAAACGAATATCCATTTTAAACAACTTAATGTCTAATAATGGTTGATAGCCACGTGATACAACATAATTATAACTTTCTCGGTCGTCTATAATAATCGTTTCCATACAAAACCATTATAATTTTTTGTTTTACCATCTAAGTTTTTGCAAATACCTTTTCGCAAAAATCCGCTTTTCTTTGCTTCGGCAAATGATATATACGTTTTTATCAAATTCCCGTTCAAATCATATTGTGCCAATCCTTTTGCGGCGTAATGCGGTTTATTGTTCAATATACGCTTTAGTTTATTAACCGTTACCGGGTTATTGCTATTTTCCTTTGGTGTAACCCAACGTAAATTGCAAACCCTATTATCGGTTAAATTTCCGTTTATGTGGTCAACTTGTTGTTTGTTGTCCGGGTTCGGAATGAAAGCTGCCGCAACTAATCTATGAACTAAAAAAACGTATCGTTTTCCGCTCCTATATAGTCCAACGGCATTATATCCGTTTATTTTCCACGGCTTCAACATAACGTCCGTTTTTACACTAAAAACGTTTCCCGTATTATCAACACAATATCCGGGAAATTCTCCAATTTCTTTTAAATTTTCCATATTTGCCAACTTTATAAGTAAGCCAACATTTAAGAAAAACGGGGCGGGCTGTTGGCTTGCCCTTTTCAGTTGGTAGCTACTCCAACCTATCCCCGTTTATGCTGCAAATATAGCAAATTTATTGGGATTCGTCCCGGTCTGTCAACAAATACGGTTCCATACTCTTACATTTCCGCCGTTTCGTCGTTCGGTTCCGGGTCGTCCACCGGGTCGTCAACGTTCGGGAACAATCCGTTGTCCTCTACCTTTTCGGCACTCAAACCCGGTGCGGGTTCTCCATCAGCCCGAACAACTCCAATTGCGCCTTTTTGCCTTTGAATAAAAAGGCGTAAACCTCGGTTTCAATATCGGCGGCAATTTCTTCTAATTCTTCCTCAAACCCGAACGTTTCCGTATTGAATTTAAGTCGGGGGGAATTGATAGCGGTTTTTTGATTGTTTGACACGGTAAACAACCCGGTTAAAACAACCCCTACGTTATCGTCTTGACCGGAAAAGGACACGCCCCGAACCTCTATGTTTTTCAACATTTCGTCGGCAAAATCCCGTGATAACTCGCTTTGCTTTTTGGTTGCTTTGAAATCGGACGTTTCAACCATTGAAAGAAAGGACGTAATATTAAAAATCCGTCCCATGATTGGGCGCAAACGGTCGAAACAATCCCGCAAATCCGGGTGTATGTCCTTTGCACTTTCGACGTGGTATTTGTTCGTGTAACTATCATTACCGATTGTTTCGGTAACTTCATAATGTACGTCTAACCCGCCGTCCTTTAATGTCTTGACTTTCGACAATGCAAACGCCTTTTCGCTTGGTATCAACATAACGTTTGCGGCTTTTTTTTCTTCGCTCATATTGTAATATTATTTGTTGCCGGGAACCCGCCCGGCATCGGTTTTATAAATCATCTTCAACGTATCGTTTTAATTCCGTTTGGAATTGTTCCCGTTCGTCGCTTTCACGTTCTAACAATTCGTCGTACAATTCCCGGTCGAATATATCGTTAATCGCATCGTCCAATAAGGAAATCAGTTTTTCCGGTTTAACGGCGTCTAACTCCACTTGACCCAATCCGTCCCAATTGGCGGTACGGCTGTCTGTTTCCTTTGCCGGGGCGGGCGGCAACTTCCATTCGATAACCTGTTGTTCCATCAACGCAATACGTCGTATTTCGACCCCAAAAATACCGAACTTTTGCAAGTTTTCGCCAATCGACCGGGGTATATCTTCGCCCGACGGGTCGTAATCGCCAAAATATAAGATAACACATTGTTTGCCGTTGGCTTGCGCCTCTCTCAATCGTTCGGACAATGTTTTGCCCTTTTGTAATTGTTCGTTTGTCATACTCTCGGTTATTAAATTGTTAATTACTCATTTTCATTGCGGTATTTATCCCGCTTTTTCTCCAACTCCAAAACGTCCCGGTTTTCCTCAATGTATTGTTTTACATCTTTGCGGCAATATGGTTGGTTCTCTAACCAAAGCAAATGCCAATACGGTACGTTTTCCATCGGCTCCCCTTTAAATTTACCTTGCGGCATCGGGGATTTATCGTTTAATTCCATACTAAAAAAGTCTTTTTTGCCCGTCCTCGTTGGGGGTTTGTTCAACATATTTTGCCCGTGTAATCCAAACGCACCCGCACCGCAAACACTTTATCCGGCTGTAATGCTTTGGCGTGTATTCGTGGCGGATAATCCGCCAACCCGCCAACGGGTAATTTTTCCGCTTTTCGTTACATTTGCAAAACATACCTACAACGTTCGGGGGTCGTCAATAAATGTATTGTATTCCTCGGCGGCTATCTGTTTGAGCGTTTCGATATGTTCGATTAACTCGGCATTCGACAAATCCGCCACGGTGCGCAAATCGTGGGAATATACCCCCGTTTCCTCGTTGACCCGTTCAACGTACATAATTGGGGAAAATTCCCGCAAACGTCGTTCGGTTTGTTCCTCTGTAAGACGTTCGCCCGCCTCCCAAATTGCGTGCTTAAACGTCGGTACAACATAGTTAAAATAATACCCTTTCAAAGCCTCGGACGAACCGGGGGACGCTACAATAAACCGGGCAATAATGCGGGAACCTTTCCAACCCTTGAAAAACTCGTTTAATTCCCCCATGTACATTGCCAACCCGCCGTTATTGTTTATTGTCCCCGTCACTGTTATTTCTCGCTTTTTCATCGGCTATTAATTTTTGCATTGTGTTACTAAATGCCGTCATTCCTAAAGTATGAATAACGCCCCGTTCCATGCTTGACAATCGGGTTTCCCGCTTATCCATAATCTTTGCGAACGTAACGACAAATTCGCCCGGTTCCAATAATCCGGCGTCGTGCAATTTGTCGATTGGGTGCGCTTGTAAACGTTCGCCCGGCTTTAACTCTTTACGGGCTTTTTCTCGCTTTTCCCATATATCCCGAATTTCGGCGGCGGCATTGTTGTAAAACAATCGCATTTTCAAAACGTCCGCAATAGACAAATCAGCCACGGCAATTGGTTGCTCTTTTTCCGGTTCCGTCGTAACGGGTGCAACCTTACCGTTGTTTACTCCATAACCAAACAACGCAAAATTTCCCTTTGTTGGGTCGTCCGGGAATATCTCGGCGAAACGGTCGGTTATCTCAATGGCTGTTTGCAAATCCGGCGTCCGGCGTTTTATAAGCCCCAACCGCAATGCCTGTTTATGTACGTGAGTATCTAATGGAATAATCAAATTACGGGGGTCGCAAATCGTCCACAAACCAAAATCAACCGGGGAACCGTGGCGACACATCCAACGCAAAAACATACATAAGCGTTTGCAACCGCTTTTCGTTTCCATATCCGGCACGCCCTTAACGTCGCCGAAAAGATATTGCAATTGCTCCAATGGACGAACGCCCGGTTGCGCTTGCAATGCTTTTTCCATGTTTTCCCAATTGTTATATACTTCAAACAAGCGGGCGCAAAGGTCGTGAAAATCGGCGTATGTGAATGTACGGTAAAAATTGGTTTTGTCGCCCTTATATTGGTTCCAATCCTGTTTTTTATACTCGTAATCCGTTCCCATTATGTAATGAAACGGCGCACCCTTGAAAATTTCCCGGTCGATAAAATCCGCCTTTTGGATTATCTGTTTGCGTGAACCCCACGCAATCCACGCCGTAACAAATGCGCTAATCTCAATATTTACCCGACTATCGTAACGGTGCGGAATTTGCACGGGGTCGGATTGGATAAACTCGGCGGTTTCGTATTGTTCCGCCCAACGTTTCAAATTATCGTTCAATGTATATGCCATTGTTTTAGATTTTAAGGGGACGGAAAGCCCGCCCCCGGTTATTATTCGTTTTCCGTGTATTCCTCAACTACTAAATCAGTTTGCCCCCGCTTTACTTCCTCAATAAAGCCTTGAAAACCGTTTGCCTTTGCAATATCTATAATCGCCTGTAAACGCTTTTCGCCCAAACTTTCGCCCCTCGCAATGCGGAATACCTTAACCGTCGGATTGCTTGCAATAATCAGTTTGGCGGCAACCTCCATAATTTGACTATCTGAAACTTTCCCGGCGACGAACGGCACGCCGTTTAACTCTAATCCGTCGTCCGTGAATGAAAGCCCGGCAATAGGTAATTCGGACGTTGCAATAAGGTTTTCCCGTTCCTTTGCTAATGCGCCTAATTTGTCCTCAAAGGTGCGGGCGGTTTTCTCGGCGGCTTCCTTTTGTTTCTTCTTTGCCATGTAATCCACAACTAACGCATTGATACGGTTGTGTTCCTCGGCTTTTTTCAGTTGTTCCGCCGTATCTAAATTTTCCGGGTTATTGGCTTCGTATTCCTCTAACCATTTGTCGGCATTCGCTTTGCGCTTTTCAAAATCGGCTTTTTCCGCCTCAATGGTTGCCAATGTTTCCTTTAATTCGGCATCGACGTTTTTACGGGACGTTTTCGCCTCTTTTTTGGCGTCCTCTAATCGTTTTTGCGCCTCGGCGATAATGCGGGCAACCTCTTTTTCTTCATTCGCTAAATTGGTGTCAATAATCGCAACGGCTTTGTCGTGGTTGTCGTTGGCGGCTTTAATACGTCCGGGGATTGCCGCCAATTGTTCAACCCTTTGTTGCCGGGTTTGGCGTACCGTTTTCGCTTTCTCAATCAATCGGGCATTTTCGTTTTGTTCTTCCATCAACGCCGTAATATCCTTTTTCTCGGCATACGTTTTTACGTCGCCGGGTTTCAATTGCTTTTCAGCGTTGGCGCAAATGGTTGTGTACGTCTTAACCTCGGTGTTGGCGTCTTTTCGTTTATCCTTAACGGTCGTAACCTCGGCGTCAATTTCTGCAATCCGGGTGCGCACTTTTTCCGGCAATAAAGCCTTTACAACCTCAATTTGTTTGCGGCGTCCCTCGGCGGTTTCGCTCCAACGGGAAAACTCCACGGCGTCAAAGTCTTGGTAGCCGAAAATCTTTTGCAACATAGAAACGTTATCCGAACGCATCCCGGTTGTTTGGGATTTAATGGATAACGTCCCACGGGGGTTGGCTTTGGTAAACTTTAATTCGACCTCGTAATTTTCGCCGTCGTTACCTACAACCATTTTTGCAAACCCTTTGTCCTCTCCATTTTTCAACACGGCGTCCCGGTTCCCGGTCAACATTGCGCCGATTGCTTTTAATAGGGTTGATTTGCCTAACTCGTTGTCCCCGGTAATGAAATATACATTACCCTCAAAATCTGCGTTGAACTCTTTGATAACTTGAAAATTCAACAATTCCAATTTCTTAATATACATCGCTCTAATTGTTTATGCCGGGGATTCCCCCGGCGGTTATTACTATTTTGTTGTTATAGTTACCGGGGAAACGCCCGGTCGTGTGTTATTATCATGCCGCAAATATACGTATAGTTTTTATATTACCAAAACTTTTATCTTTTATTTTCGGCTATTTTTTTTATTTTCCGCAATAATCGCCCCAAAACAACGCATTTACCCACGTCGCCAAACTCAACTAACATATTACCGTTGCGCCCTCTTATACATTTACCATCGGAACGACGAACCGCCCGGCACGGCATACGTCGCAATTCCGGGCGGGTCAATCGGTCGCCTAAATAGATATAATCCATTTCGTCCATATCAAAACAATTTCATTTGTGTATCGGTCAATACAGCAACGACCGCATCAACTTTGCGTTCCCAACTTTCCAACGTTGCCAATTTCTCCGGGGTTGGGTTCCGTTGGCAACGTCGTTGGTTGTGCCGCATCTGTTTTACCATTTCCGCCAAATCTTTTGCCGTTATTTTTTCGGGATTTTCGATTTGCGGGGCTTTTGTTTCGTCTGCCATACAAGTAACCATTTGAATAATTAAACGCCCCTACGGGCTTAAAATAAACGGTTGTGCATTTGTTGGGGCAAATTTTCCAAAACCCAACGGGGGTTATTCTGTAAAATGAACCGTCCAAAGTGCATTATTAACGTTGCGTCCGCATTCCATAACGCCGGGATAATCTCCGGGTATAATTTCCCGGCAATATCCCGGAACCGTCGTTTGCGGTCTGCCTTTTCCTCCTTTTTCCCTTTTACCTTAATACGCAATTTAAGGTCGTTTTGCCACTTCATCGCATTAACCAAAACAAACGGTATTTCGGCGACGGTTATAATGGCTTTCAAATGCTCAAAGTTTTGCAACATCTTTTGTATGCGGTACAATTTACCCATGTTTGCCCCGGTATCGACAACCGTTACGTCATCCGGGCGAACACTCAATTTTTCCAAAAAGATAATCGGTGTACAAATCTCTTTGTAATAGTTCAGAAAATCCCGTATCTCGTTAATGTCTTTAGGCATCTTAATTGCCGTTGCGTTGTGGTTGGGTCGCCAAACCACAATACCCCCGGCGGCTCCGGGGTCAATCCCAATAATACAATCTATTTTCATTTTTCAAATTTCAAATAATGGTAAATATAAATTTCGTCCTTAATCATCCGGTCGAAAGTCCGTTTAATCTCTTTACGCCGGGCAACCTCAAAGGCTGTATAATCAATTTCCGGGCTTTGGATTCCTTGTTTACGAACGTGATAAACCGTAAATTCATTAACGAACCCACGGGCGGCACGTGCCAAAAATCGGTTATACGCTTCTTTCCGGTCGTCCTCGGTTTCTTTCACTTCATCCGCTAACCCAACGCCCAACAACCAATTATAAACAAACATTTCGTCGGTTAATCCAAACACTAAACGCCCGGTATATTTATAGCGCATAAAACACATTAAACAAGTCATAACCGATTGATTGCGATAATACCGGATTTGCTCCGGGCTTAACTCCTTTTTCGGTTCCGGCAACGCTGTATATGCTTTGCCGATAACTTGGTTTTGTTTCCGGCAATATGCGTTCAATACCTTTGCGAAATAATCGGCGTTGAATTGTTGGTAATGTTTCCGTTCTGCGTTCCCGTCCCTATCCTTTGGCAAATAGTCGTCCAATTCCCCGGTAATCAGCAATTCAAACGCTAATTTAACCTCCGACAATGTTAATTGCGAATAATAGCGTTTGAGCAAATCCAACAACCGGGTACAAATATACGTCCAATCGTCCCGGTTTTCCGTGGGAATGATAAACCCCACGTCCATTGCGATAAACCGGAACATTTGCCCGGTTTTAGCAATCAACGTTTCGTCGTCAATCTCGGCAATCTGTTTTTTTGTGGACGCCACGAAAATATACTTTTCAACCGGGGTTAATGCTTTGGCAACCTCCGGTAATTCAACCATCGCCCGGCGTACCTCAATTGCTTTTGCCGTTCCACTATAAAGCAAAACGGCGGCGGATTGTCGTTTTTCGGGCAACGTTTGTGGCAAACTGTTTGTCTTTTCGGGTAATGTTTCCATGTTAATAATCATCTTTCAAATACTCAATAGCCCCGGCAACATTCAATCTTTGCGTTGGGGCTTTGTATTCGGGTTTCAAATGCAATTTTTTCTTTTCGACGTCCCCCCGTATGAAATTACGGACGGTCGCCAACCAACCGTTTTTAGTGCGTTTCATATTTTTTTGGTCGCTCCAATCGCTAACAGAATGAAAGTAATAAACCAAATCGACCTTTTCAAATTCCGGGGTCGCAAACTTACTTTCAAATTCTGAATAATCCACGGCAACGCCGTTTTCAAATTTAACCATTTTGTAAACGTAGGAATTGCGAAACAATGTTTTTTTCTCTTTTGGTTCCTCAACCTTTTTTTCTTCGTCGGGAAATAATACGGGGTTCTTTAACCCTGTATTATCATTATCAAAAGAGTTATTAATATCATCTATCTTTATTGTGTCGGATTTTCCAACCACGGTGGTTGGATTTTCCAACCGGGGGGTGGTTGGATTTTCCAACCGGGGGGTGGTTGGATTTTCCAACCACTCTAAAGCGACCCAATAATTAGACGTATATTCACAATAACGCACTTTATTTTTTTCGTACTCAAATTTGTTAATATATTGCTTATCAACTAATTGTTTGAGTAACTTAATAATCGTACTTTTATCTAATCCCGTCCATTCAATAAAATACCGCAATGAACCCTTAAAACGACTTTCGCCGTCTTGACTAAAACCATGTATCAAAGCAAAAACCAACAATTCGTTACCTTTCAATTTAAGTTTCGTAATCATTGGGGCTAATATGGTTATAAAATTGCTATCCCGTATTGTCATACCTCCGTAAAATAAACATTAATATTATCGGTTCTTTTATCAGCCTTGCAAACAACACGTTTACAACTTCCGGGGTATTGATTGAAAAAACAATCTTTGCAATCATGCCAAAATTCAGCAATCATACATTTAACCGGAATATTATTAACCCGGATAACCGTTTCAACGGGTATTTCAATTTGTTTAATTGTTGCCATCATGTCCGCCCTCCAATTCTTTAACGGGTTCCCATGCTTTACGCACTTTCAAAATATTGTCGGCACTCTCATTGGGAACCAACGACACGACGGGAAAACGGGAACGGTCGCCCGGTTTTTGCGTCGTGGCAAATTGTACATTCAAATCAAAGATAATGCCTTTGCAAAATCCCCGTTCAAACAACATACCGTCGAACGTTTCCCGGATTTGCGGGATTGTGGACGCCGTGCCCTTTGTAGCAAATTGCCAAACCCCGGCGACCCCACGAACCAACGGAACAATAAAGTTTAGCGTTAATGTTACCTCCCAACCGTCGCAATCGGGTTGGCGGCTCTTTTTATTTGGGTAACGCTTCGTTATTGACTGCATTAAGTTTGGGTATTTTTCCGTTGTCAACGTTTCGTATTTCTTTCCGTCCCACACTTGGAATGTATCGCCATCGCCCGCCGCAATTAATCGCCCGTCGTCGTCCCGGTATTCGTAACGCTCGTTACATACTTTTTCCGGGTCGTCGTCCGGGAAAACAATTTGTATTGTTTGGGGCTTTTCGCCGTATGCCTGTGTAAATAACCCGGCATACTTTCCCGTTGGTATGAAATAATCAACGCTTTGTGGGTATCCGTTGGCGTTTTTCATTCCGATTTTTATTTGTCCGACACGGGGCAATATCAAACGGGATTGTTGCGCCTCCGGTCGTTTTATTCTACCTTTCATAACTCTTTTAAAATATTACTGCAATAAACCATTGTTGCGCAAAACAATTTTGCTCAACTGCTTTTATATCCATTTGGATAACCTCTATATCCGTTCTATTAACGAATTGTTCCAATTCTGACGAATCAGTAATTATTTTAATCTTTTTCATATCTCAAATTTCGGGGTCGTCGTTCAACATCTTTTTCCTACTCTCGTTTTTGGGCTTTTTAGGCTCATTTGCGGGCTTTACTTTCTTTTCCGTGGTATTACCCCGCTTTGCGGTCGTTTTGCCCGTGGCGGCTTTCTTTTCCGGCTCCTTTGTCTTTTTGGGCGCACGTTTAACAATGGTTGTTTTCTTTGGGGCTTTCGTTTTAATCAGTTCCGCCAACGACAACGATATTACGTTTTGCGTCAAATCCGGGGCGTTATCCAACAATACCATACCATTAACCGACGTAAACGTATTGTCTTTCTTTTCGTCCTCAATCGCTGCAATCTCTAACAGATACGGGATTTTCCGTATATTGGGGCTATCCGTTTGTTCTTTCAGATTATACGACGGACGTTTGCGCCAGTCTTTCGGGCTGAAATTGAAAATACGGGTTACGGGGAATTGTTCAAAATTGACGTTCCACATATCCCGGTACATTCCTAATTGTATTTCGCTTTCCTCGTAAAAACCTTTGCGTCCGCTTTTGAAATCGACGATTGCGTTAATACGTTCGTCCCCGCCAATCTTTGATAACATGGTACACGGGCAATCAATCATTCCGGCATACTTGTAATACGGATGCACCAACGCAATTTCAACCGCCAACGGACGTACATCATAATCCAATACGAATTGCGCAAACGCCAATACGTCCTTTTTCAAATAGTCGGCATAATATATAAAATCGTCCGGCAATCGGTAAACCTCAATATATTCTTTTAGTCTGCCTTTTAACCCGTCCAAATCATAAGCCCGGTTAATTAATAATTCCTCAAATGCGGCGTGCATAAACGTACCATACGCCGCCCGTTCGCCTTTGTATCGTTCCGCTTCCTCAATGCCTTTGTTGGCAATCCATTGTATTAAGTGCGGGGCTTTGGGTAACGTTTGGGACAATATCGTTGTAACCGACAGGAAAAACTCCGGGTTCCCGTTGTCGTCATATCGGTAATAATAGCGGTGTCCCTTACTATTCAATTGCCAAACCTTATACGGGGGTTCAATCAACGTTTTTTCATCAAAAAACATTGCCGTCATTTCCTCAACCGTCATGCCCGGCAATATCTCAAATATTCCGGTTGGTTGTTCAACCTCGACCGCTTCAAACGGGGGGATTATTTGTTGTTGTTCCTCGGTAATTTCCGGGAATTGGTCGGCGGGAACGGCTCCCAAACTTTCGACCGTCTTTTGTACCGGGTTTTCCGGTTTCTTTTTGTTCGCTCTCATTTTCTACTCTTTTTTAATTCTGAAAATCCACATAATACCATTGCGGCGCACATTCCCGCAAACATCAATTTCCACGGGTTCCAAAATGCGCCAATCAGACAAACAACGCCCAACGTTCCAAACGTCGCAATAATCGCTTTCGCTTGGAACCTATCGGAAAACATAACGTCCGCCATGCGTTCAAACCATTGTAACCCGTTATTCTTCATAGCCAAACAAATAATTAGGGGTGCAATTACACATTTCGCAAATGATAACAACCCATTCCGGGCGTATCTGTTTGGTCGTACCGTTGCATAAGTTAGTCATATTAACTTGTTGTGCGCTTTCGGTGCGTCCCTCCCATAAACGGGCGGCAACCTCTTTTTTATAAACCTTAATCCCGGCGGTTTGCGCCCGTGCGATTGCCTCGTTTACTCTTAATTTCGTCATTTCTGCCATTTCTTTAGTCTTTTATTGTTAATAACTCGGTTCGTTGCTCTCTTTGTGTCCGCAATGCGTACACGTTTTTTCCTCCCAAATTGCGGTATATTCCGGCGGGGTTAAATATCCATCGCCTCCGGTCTGTTTATATTCCCCGTCGGTAACTTCCATTTCGCCGCCGCACTCCGGGCAATCTTCATTACCCATTAAATCCAAATCCGGGACAATGTAATATACCCGTTTCAGATATACGCCCAACGCCTCGGAAATTGCCGCATAACAATTGGCGGTTTGTTCCTCGGTTACGTCCTCGTTTATTGCATCAAAAACGGAAACGCCCCAATTGTCCGGGTCGTCCTCAATAACTTTGTTTTTGAGTAATTCCGAAACGACAATTTCGGAAACTTGTTTGGCTGTTTTCCCGCTATCGGTCGCCAATTGTTTTAATAAATCGCTCTCTTTTATTCTCATATCTTTGCCGGGTACGCCCCCGGTGGGTTTTTGTTTCTGCAAAAGTATAAATAATATTTGTATTACCAAAAATAAAACCTTTGAATATTTTATTTGTTCACGTTGGACGCTTGTAATACAGATAAAAAGCACTAATTTTGTTGCACCGCATAACCTTACAACATCGCTCTCGGTTACTGCGTATCAACCCCCGGCGTTACTTCATTGCGTCGGGGGTTTCTCTTTTAATCATGTATTCCAAATTCACAATCCCCCCATTGGTCGAAATCCGCCCCGTCCATCGGTAACGGTGCGCCCGGTCGTTCTTGTTTGATGATGCAAATATACAACCTTTATTTTAATTACCAAAGGTTTCATCTTTTATTTTCGTGTTTTCCTATAAAATATTTCGTTTTTGGTTCCAAAAGAGTTATTTTCTTGGAATTTTCGATTTAAGCAACTTTTGCAAGCGGGACGGGTAAATTATCCACTTTGAAATAAAATGCCCGGAAACGAGCTAAAAATGGCTCAATAAAAAAAGGGGTTGCAACGCCTTGTTACAACCCCCGGTTTATTATTTTTCTATGGTTACGAACTCAACCCCCAATATTCGGGTTGCCGGGTTCTTGCTTACAACGTCAATTTCCCGGTTCTTAATCTTTCGGGTTTTCCAAAGGAACCCCCAAAAGCGTTTATATTGCACCGTTTCCGCTATTAACAGACTATCCCTGTTTATATGCGTCCCGGTAAATACCCCGGCGGGCGTCGTGCATCCGTGCAACTCAAACCACGGTTCCACAATGTCAATACACCGTAATACGGTCGTAACCGTGTCGCCGGGCAAATATACAATACTATCCCGGACGTTCGCCCGTAATTCGTTAATCGTTTCCATTTGTGCCGTCGTAACCCTTTGCAAATCCCGGTTCTTTGTCTGCAACGATTTGATTAACGCCGCATCGTCCGCCCGGTACTTTTTATATTCGGATAATTTTAACTCCAAATTCCCAACCTTTGCGGCGTTCAAACTATCCTTTGTTTGATAGGTTCGGACGTCCTGCAACAACGTTTCGGTATTGCTCCGGTATTTATCCCGTTCGGCGGTCAAACGCTTAATACGACTTTGTTGTACCCAAAAGGCGGCGGCAACCGCCATAATGATTGCCGCCAATATTATATACTTTTTCATGCGTTTGCCGTGTAAATGATTAACGAACTATCCGGCGTTTTACTCAACGTCAAAACATAATGTCCGCCCGCCATTTCAACCGTACTATTTATTTCGTCCTCGTTAATTTCCAATTGTGCAAAGGAAATTACGACGCCCGAAATATATACTTTTGGTATGTTGTGCAATGGGTCGGCGTTTACGGCGTCAATAAATGCGTCTATTTCCGCCTGTGGGTTCGTTACGTTTTTCGTATCTTCTTGGTTGTCCTCAACCGTAACCGTAAAAACGTCCTCGCAATCTGCAATAATAGCGGATAACAACGGGACAATACTAATTCCCGCTTGGTTCCCTTGATTGGCAACCAATTGTTCCAAATACTCCTTTTTGTCTTTCTTTGTCATAATGGTACAAAATTAAATGTTACTATATTCAATTGCCGCATTAAAACACGGGCATTCTTTAATGTATTCCCACGGCTCAATAATGCCGTCGCCGTTCAAATCCGGGGAATAATCCCGGTGTCCCTTAATCGTTGCGTCCGGGAACATAACGACCAAACGCATAAGCAACCATAATAACGCCTCTTTTTGTTCCGGCGTCCGTGTGTCGGCGGCTTTACCGTTGGCGTCCAATCCCCCAACATAACAAATACCAATAGACCGGGAATTTTGCCCGGAAACGTGCGCCCCTATTTCAGAAAGAAAACGCCCGGTTTCAATCGTCCCGTCCGGCAACACAACAAAATGATAACCACAAATTCGCCCGCTTTGGGGTTGCTTCTTAAATCCCCGTTCTTTGTGCCAACCGTCGATAACATCAACATTGACTTTTGCGCCGGGCTTGGTTGCGGTGCAATGTACAATCAAATCCGTAATCGTCCGGGTTGTTTTTTGTTCCTCCAAATACTTTAAAATCTCTGTTTGGTTCATTGTTTGCCCTCCTTTTCTTTATCGTTAATAATATCGTTATCATGTTCCCGTTGGTATCTCTCAATTATCGGTTGCCAATATCCCGGCAATACTCGTGTAAACTCCAACCGGATAACGTGGTAAATAATACGCAACGCAACCTTTGTGGGATATGCTTTAATAAGGTTGCGGAATGCGTTTTGCAAATATACGTACATAAAAATGTATGTAAGCGACTTAATTACTATTTTGGCGGCTTCATTATCCCCACATTGCAGCATTACCGAATAAATAACGTGTATAATGGTAACGTACAAAAGCAATTCCGCCAACGCATTCTTAAACTTACTGAATCTAAAGTTTTTGCAATGCCTCACGCTTACACCGTCCGCCCGCATACCCGCCCAAATGTTGAAAGCGAACATAATAACCAACGCATACATAAACCCCGCCGTTGGGGTTAAATAGGCTAAAATAGGGCTTAACGACGTGACAAATATCATTCGCCATCGTTCCCACGTAAACAACTTATCCATAATTTTAATATTTATGCCGGGGTTGCCCCCGGCTTGTTATTAAATGATTTGTCCGAAATCGCCATTGTTGTACGTCGCCAACCTCATTGCATCCGCCAAAATTTGCGCCCGTTTCATTTGAATATAATCATCCCACTTTCTTGTAGGGTGCCAACCCATACCCGTGTACATTACGCCATGAATAGGAATTGTTTCCGTGTCATTCGTTGAACCGTATGCGGCGTTATTACAATGTAATGCGCCCCAACGGATTGAATCGGGGTTTTCGGGGTCGGTTTGTCTATAAGTAAATCCTATATTCCCGGCAACGTCCGCAACTATTGCGCCGTGGCATTTTGCTACCTTTTTAATACCCTCGTTGAAACGTACATAACCGTCGTGCCATTGCGTCGTACATACGATAATAACAGGTTTACCGGACTTTGTACCGTAATACTTTGAATCGGGGTTCAATCGCAAATTGTAGCAATCCAACGCATACTTTTTCAATAAATAGTCATAACCCGCCGCATATCTTTCGTCATACAGATTGTTAGGAATTTGCGCACCGGGCGCACCCAATCCGCCATACGGAACAATACGTTGCGTTAAATCGGTTTTATCCATCGGAACCGTCAACGGGTTATTGCTTGCGTCATACCCTTTAGCCTCGTATTCCGCAACGGTTTTTTGCAAAATTCCATAACCCACGCCCCTAACCTTTGTAATGGAACCGGGGAAATACATACGCTTAATTAATACATAAGCCGCATTTTCGGGTACATCAATTTCACGGTCAATAATTGGCGTGTTTGAAACGGCGGGGTCAAATATAATATCTCCGCTAATAAAATTATTGTTGCGGTCAAAAAATAGGGCGTGCGGCGTCGTACTTTCACTTGTAAACGTGCTTACAATCAATTTTGTATCGTTAGGCGACAAATTATATTTGTCTAATGCCCATACGCCGGACGGATAAAAAACGCCTGTTACGGAATAATACCCGAATGTTGTTTCTACCTTTTCAAATACTTTGCCCTCAAATGCAACATCGTAATTGTGAATATGGCTTGTAATGAATATGTCGATATTTTCCAATTCCTCAAAGGTGTACAATCCAACGAAATTGCCCGCACTATCATAGTTATTTGTCATACGTCCGTCGGCTTCATAGATAAGCCCCCGCCATGCACGTGTAGCGTGCATCATAACACTATCGCCGCTAATCGCTTCGTTACGGTGTTTAAATCCCAACAACTCGCACGCCGTTTCAAAGTAACCATTGCCCGGCATTGACGAACTCGCACCCGTCATAAATGCCATACGGGGGGTTAAGTTATAAGCCGGATTTTCGATTAGTTTTGTTTGACACGGTTCAAAATCGGTTGCAACGCTGTTTTTCTCGAATTGCGCAACGGTTGGGTCAAATAAAACATTCGTATCAAATTGCAAAACAATACGCCAATAATCAATATATCCATTTCCTCCAACGCCCGACGTTTCGGCGGTTACGGTATAATTTCCCACACCATCAACCAAAGATATTGCATCAGCGTAAACCATTTCGTTTTTATCGTTGAACCTTAAAATACGCACCGTTGTTGGAACGTTTTTATAAGGAACAACGCCCTTAATGGTATATTTTCCCGGCGATAATCTTAATTTGTTGCTCAATATTCCGTAGGGGCTTGTAATTAATCCCGTTGAATGGGCATAAGTAATACCACGCAAAAGATTTGCCGGGTTAATTAGGTTCTTTCCGGTTATTACTTGTTTAAATTCCGGGATAATGTTTTCACGCATCGAAAGCAAAGCCGCAATATTAACCCCTACAACATAACTATCCGTTGCGTCTTCATATTCGTTGCGGGTGCATCGAATATATTTTGCGCCCGCCGGAATATCAGCCGCCGCAACCGTATAAACCCGATTGGTCGTTCCTGTTGTTTGAGCAATCGGCGCAATGAATTTATAATGCGCATCCCAAAATGTAATAGCGGGAACGCTTGTGTTATTTGCTCCCTTAACAACAATATCATCATTTCCGCTAATTGGTAAAAACCCGGTTGTCGTCAAATAAGCCGCTGTTGTTATCGGATTACCCGAACGATTGAAATAAAAACTTTTTTCCGTGAATAATTCCCCGGTATTTTGCAGTAAACGCAAACTACTTGGTGCGGCTCCGATTTGGTTTACAAACAAATTGTTATACCCGTCGGGGTTATCCGTTTTACGCAACGTTATTGTTGCCATTACTGCGTTACTTGGAATAGTTGCAATATAGTTGGTTGTACTGGATATATAATTTGCTGTATTAATTCCGTAATCACGGAAAAATAACACCCGAACAATTGTTGCGCCCGTTATCTCCAAATATTTACTTTTGTCGAAAATATCAACAAACGCCGTGTCAAATTCCACATGAGGAATATAATTAATATTCCCGCTTGAAATATTTGCTAACATATTTTCGTCAACATCAACTTTGCCGGAAAACGAACGGTTTTTATACAACCTTTGTTTCAGCAACGACACGTCGGAACGTGTGGCGGCAGCTCCGGGTTGGGAAACACGTAAATTTTTATAGCCCTCCGGGTTTTTCGCCTTATTCAACGTTATTAATGCCAATTTAGCCGTTGCCGGGATTGGGATTAACTGAAAGTTTGTTGAAAACGTATTAATCAGATTTGCGGCAACCGGGTTAATGTCGCTAAAGAACAACACACGGGTAATATTTGCGCCGGAAACACTCATATAACCGCTATCAATTGGAACAATCGCCCAACCTGTATCGAATGTATTAACATCAATGTACGAACCGGGCGCACCCCCGGCGGGTATACTGTAAACATGGTCGTAATCAATGTTTGGAATACCAATAATTGATTTATCGACTAAAAACAAACGTTTCAAATCATCGTTTGAAAATCCCAAATCCACGGCGGTAAAAGCCCCGGACGCATTCGTAAACATTACAATACCCTGTTTCAACTCATAGCCGCCAAAATTGGCATATACTCCGGGGGTTCCTGCCAAATAAAAAACGTTTTGGTCGGGGGTTCCCGGTACGGTTTCGGGCGTCGCAACGCCCGCAAAGGTCGAATTAGCCCCAATGTTGCTAATCATAGACAATAATGTATTTTGCATTATTTGCCCGGTAATTTCTTCATTACCATTTTGTTTAATAACCGCTGCAACGGCGGCTTTTAATTCTTCATAATTTCCCATATATTCAAAATAATTTATTGGTTGTCAAAATCGTTGTTAAAATCATTATTATAATCTCCTTTTGTTTCCGGCGGGATAACTCCCCGTCCGATTTTCTTAACCACGGTTGCGCATTCAAATTCACATTCAACGGACGCTAAATTGCCCTGCGTTTGCCATTTGGGTGTAATTAGAAACGTGTCGCAATCGTATTTCCTGCCTTGACTGTAAACCGTTACAAAATCACTCATACGGATTAACCGCATTACGTCGCAAAGGTATTCGGGGGCTAAAAAGATAAACCGGAATGTCTTTTCCGATATTTGTTTTTCCGGGAAAAAATACCCGTCCCGTTCTTCCCCCTCTTCCTCAAACTTGTATTCGGGTTTCCCCAACTCCGTACATAAGTAAACCCGGTTTTTGAACGGGACGCCCTCGTAAACGATTTGTCCGCCGTCAACCTCCATGTTTTGCGCATCGCTCCACTCAACACACAAATAACCGTCCATCGTTCCGCTAACCCACGTAAACACGTCCGAAACGAATGTTTGTACACCGTCGTTAATCATCATTGTATAACGTCCCTCCGGGAAATTTAACGCCATTTGCCCAATACCGGGATAAACAATAACGTCATAACCGTAATTAGCAAACCGAACAATCTGCAATCCGGTTTCTAACATTTGGGTTGTTATATCAGCCAACAACCGGGTAATCTTATAATCGTAAATCCGTACCCAACGAATAGTATTTGAACGGGTCGGGCGGATTATCTGAAACGGCAATAACTTATTCAACGGCGTAAACAACGGGTAAACGTCGCCATACGCATAAGACTTGCGGAAATCTTGGTATTGCCTATTTGTATAAAATGGCAAAACGGATAAATTGTTATTCGGTGTCATATTTCAAAGTTGCTTTAATTGAACGACTATACAAATTTACGCTTAATTTATCAACTTGACCGTTACCGATATATGTTTTTATTAGTTGCATCGGGTTAGGGTCGTCCGTGGCGGGAAAACTAAACGTTTGCTTTTTCTTTCTCTCAATACCGTATGCGTAAACCTCGGAACCGTTTACAGATACACGACGGGCGGGTAAATCATACATCCAATACGGGGATTGTAAATTGATAAATGCCAAATATCCATTCTGCAAAAAGTATTCGACCCCGTTAATGGTTTGTCGTGTAAATGGTAATATCCATTGCGTCCCGGTTTGAGGCGGAACGGCGGCAAACAAGGCGAACCCGTCCGAACTCATATTACCGGGGTTTAACAACATCATATCAATGTCGGACGTGAAATTTGATATATTAATTTCCTCAATCTTTCCGGGCGTTACATACTTGCTAATTACCTGTATTGGCAAACCCTCAAACGGCGTTGTTACATCGTCCATCCATTCAAATTGGTATCTTTCCGCCAAATCGACCTTATCAAATGAATATTCGGACGTATTGAACGCCCACGGCAACCCATTGCGCAAATTAATTTCTTTCGTCAAATCCCGGCTAATAATTGCGCCTCCGCCATACGAACCGCCGTTTTTGAAAAATTGGATATGCTCAATTTTGAATTTACCCCCGTCAATGTACCAATAACACTTGAAACAATCCCGCAACATATTTGTAAATTGTTGCAACGTCGTTGGTGCCTTTTGTGCGGGTTGTTGGTATTCGCCGTTTATAATGTTTGTTTTCTGCGAAACAAGCAACCGGAATGTTAACCCGGATATTGGATTGCTTGACCCGTACAAAAATTGGCTATATTCCGCCGTCGCTTCGTGCTTTATACCCGGCGCAATCTGATTGAGCAAAACGGAAATACAAGACGCTACGGGGAACGCATCCCGCAAAGTATATGCTTTCCGGGCTTGTTCCTCTAATATCCAATCCATCAAATAAAAACCAAACCACAACGACGCATAACGCCACGTTGACCGGGCGATTGGATAAAAGGTTTGCCCGTAAATGGAATAAGGCGGCGCAAAATACTTTCCGTTGTCGGCTAATCCCCACTCGGTCGGCGTATCTGAAAAGTTATTAGATATAAACGCCACGTCGATTGCGTAACCGATTGCCCGGCGGTAATTTCTGTTATTATCTACAATATCATCGGTTGGCAATGGATATGTATTTAGGTCGCCGATTGTTTCAACATCGCACAAATACCGGGCGTAAATATTATAACTTTTCATATCGGCGTGCATGGTACCCGTTGCGCCGGAATCCTCAACGGCGGTTAAATCAAACTCCAATGTATCAAACGGGGCGGTTGTTGTTTTCTGATACCTAAACATTGCCACATCGTCGGAACGTCTGCGTATCTCAACTAAAGCAATACCAAAGGGCGTGCCGTCTATTGTTTGTTGGGAAATAAAGATATAATAATTAACGTTCAATTCCGGGTATAAATTCCCCATAAATACTCCGGGCGTTGCCCCCGTCGCCATTCGTCCGGTATAAAGCCCGGATATTACCGCCGGGGAACCGTGGGACGTAATTTGTATTTCTTTCAAAATATTGCACAATGCAAAATGATACGTCCGAACTAATGCGTTTTGGTCGGTCGTGGCGTTTGCGTCTTGCTCCCAATTGGTACCGCCCAAAAAACACGAAACAATACTATCGCCGGGAACATATATTTGAATAAGCGGGCGTTTGTTTATCGTTATCCGTTGAATTGCCGGGGCTAATGTTATAAGATTATATTCTTTCTCTAATCCGGCTAAAACGTCGTTATATTCGTCTATCGTGTCCGGTTGTACGGTAACTTTTTTATCATAGTCAATAAACGTGCAATCGGTTTTCATAAATTGCCCGGAATAATACGACGTCCATGTTTTACCGCCGTCGTTGCTTTTCTCTATCAGCAACAAAAACGTTGTGTCGAATGGCTTGTTATTAATGTAGTCGTAATCATCCCGGATAAACGACAATTTACCGGACAATTTCGCCCGGTAAAATCGTTGGTTCGTTTCTAATTCGTACTCCTTTGCCAAATCGTCCTTATAATTGGGATGCACGATATACGGCGCAATATAGTTATCGGCGTCCATCGTTCCCAATCTCAACCATGCAGACCCCGCACGACGGGACGCCAAAGAGAAATTAACCCGGACGTAATACGCATTGTTAGGTATGTCAAATTCCACATTTGCCGCCGGGGGATTGGAACCAAAATTTGATATAATATTCTTGTTTGAATCATACCAAACCCCGGCGTTTTCCGGTGCCGAACTCATAAACAATTTGCGGGGGTATATATTGGAAACGGGTATATATTCCTTTGTGTATGAATAATTGGGGCTTGTGTGGGTTCCATCGGTATCCACCGCAAACCCATCAACAAAGAACGTGTTTACAAATCCAAATCTATAAATCGGGTTCATAATTTAATTTTTTATTTTACGTGTCAAATTCTTGTATATCTCAACAACATTGCCGTTGCCATCAACATAACGGCGACGGCGGTTTTGCTCTTTAATCTCCCTTACATCGTTTTTCAAATCCCGCAAATCCGGTGTATCGTTTTGTTGGACTGAAATATTGACGCCCTCGGTATTATAGGCGTTCATATACTTTTTTGCAAAGGTTCCACGGTTCAAACTATTAATTACGTCCGGGATTATTCGGCGGAATCTCCGGGAATTGCGTTTATTAATAACGGCGAAAAATTCCCCGCCCTCGGCACGCCTCCGGGTTCCGTCCGGTTTTGTTCCTAAATCCACATCGTCGCCGGATTGGTGGGAACCGCCCGCCAACATTTCAACCGTACCATCGCCGTAACTTTCCGAACCCCCGGCGTTGGCGGATTTGGATAATTGGGCGGCTTTAATTTTGGCGGCGGCAAAGGAACCCCACATTATCGCAATAGCCGGGATTGCAAACGGGAACCCCAATTGCGACCAAATCAAAGCCGACGCCGTTACAAGGTTCCCGATTTGTTGGATTGTTTGGATTGCTTGTTGTGCTTTTTGCGCCTTTTGTTGCTCCTTTAGGGCTTTTTCTTGGTTCTTTTTGGCTTGGTCTAACTCCTTTTGCGCCATTGCAACGTTATTGGCGTAACCGTTCGCCCGTGCCTCTAATTCCGCATCTAATCGGCGTTGGCTTGCGTCAACCTCTTTGTCGGCGGCGGAAACGGCGGCGTCGGCGGCTTGTACCTTTGCATCCAAAAAGCTATTTAATTGTTCAATGGCAAAGGAAACGGACGTACTTATTGCCTCCTTTTGGTCGTCGTCCAAATTCAGCCCAAACAATCCGTATATGTCGTTACCCCGTTCGTCGCCTTTGCTTTTCTCAATTTCTTGGTCGATTTTCGCAATGGTATTTTGAATTGTTTGTACCTCGGCATCCGTCATTTTAACCCCGGCGGATTTGTTCAACTCTAAAATCTTTTGCAATCGTGCCTTTTCTTGCGCCAACCGGAACCGGGTTTTGCGTTCCTCGGAATTACGGATTAAATCAAACTCGGACGCCTCCAACGCTTGCGTTTGGTCAAACAGCATTAACGCCCGTTGTTGGTTTAACTCGGTTGTTTGCTTCAATACCTCGGCATCATATTTGGCGTTAATATCTGCCTCGGATTGGCGCACGTCCTCGGCTAATTGTCTGTTTTGCGCCAATTCGATTGCCCGTTGTTGCTGTAACAACTGAATACGCAAATTTATTTCCTCCTGTGAACCCTCACGGGCGGCGTCTAATTGTAATTGCGTCCGGTCGGCGGCGGCTTGCATTTGGTTTATTGTAATTTGGTCGTTCAATTCGCCCAAACTCTTTGCATATTGTTGCTGCAAAAGTAATTGTTGGTTGAGCAATTCGGCAACCTGTGTTTCAGTTAATCCCCGCTCGGTTTCTAACCGGGTGTTAATATCCTGTATTTGCCTTTCATACTCAACCCGCAATTGTTCCCGTTGCTTTTCCGCTCCCTCTTTCATCAATGCAATTTGGGCGTCCTGCGTTGCCCGTTGTGCGGATAATTCCGCCGCCCGTTGTTGGTTGGCAATATCCACCATATCAACCGCCAATTGTTCCCGTAATAAAACAATTTGGTCGTTCAACGCTTTGCGTGCCTTAACCGTTAAATTGGTTTCCGTTCTCAACTGCAATTGTATATCAGCAATCGCACGGGCTTTGGCGGCTTGACGTTGCGCCCGTTGTTGGTCGAATGAATTTTTAATTAAGGAAATACGAGCGTCCTCGGCTTTCCGCAATATGTCGGTTTCGGCTTTGGCGGCGTCCCGGTTTTCTTGCAATCGTTGGGCGGCTAATATCTTTCTTTCGGCGTCCAAATCCGCCCCCTCGGTTTTCAAATTAACGGCAATGTCAACCGCCCGCCCGGTATTATCTATTTGACCCTGTACGGCGTCAATCGCTTCGTCAACCTTGACTTTATCAATTTTGCCGTCTAAATCAACATCAATATAAACTTTCTTATCTCCACGGGCTTTGGCGTTATTGAGTTGTACCAACATATCGTTTAGTTGCTTCAACTTTGCCCGGTTCGCTTCCAAATCGTTTAATTCTTGACCGTAAAAACCAACGCTTTTATTGTGTGCCTTTGTGCGCTCGGCTAATATTTCGTCCTCAATCTTTCGGGTTTCAGACAATGAAGCGTTGCGGGCTTTGGCAATGTTTAATTCCCGGTTCAATTGTGCGACACGTTCGTTACTAACCCGGTTCATTTCGGTTGCCTCGGTTTCCAAATAATCCAACCAAACCTTTTGCGCTTCGTTAAGTTTCTGTTGGTTCTTTGCCGATTTGTCGGTATTAGAGGCAAACAGAACTAAAGCTCCGACGACCGTAACCAATGCTAATGCCAAAAGAACATACGGGTTTGCGGCGGCAATCAGATTGAAAGCCTTTTGCGCAATGGTCGCCGCCAATGTTGCCTTTGTCCCTTGCATGGTAACAAGGCGGTTATAAACTTGCGCTTTGCTCAATGCTGCCATTTGTAACCGGGAAATACCCAACATAATTGCGGATTGTTTTTGTACTGCGTTTTGTATGGCTTGAACCCCGGTTGTAATGGCTATTGCCGCCTGTAATTTCTTTTGTGCTTCTTGCACTTCCTCGCTTTCAGACCCGAACAACTCCATTGCCCCGGTAAATGCGGCAAATCCCCCGGACGCACCCGCCGCAAAACTCAATACGGCGTCTAAATTGGACGTATCGGACGCCATGCGGGTAATCTCGGCGGTCGCATCCTTGACCGCATCCCGTAATATTGCGGTTTCTTTGCTCAATTGCTGATATTCGGCGGTTCCTTGTTTGCCCTCCAATCGTAACAATGCTAATTGTTTCGTTTGGTTCTCTATTTGGGTCGTCAAACCTTTGGCGGCATCGGAATAGTTACCCACGTTTAACGACGTTTTCCCGGTCGCTTCCTGCAACCGTTTCATTTCCTCGTAAATCGCTTTTGTTTCGGCAACCAATTTGCGCCCCTCCTCGGTCGCCTCCCTTTCCTCAACCGTCATATTATTGAGGTATATTTTATTGATTGAGTATTGAGCGGACAAACGATTATATGAACCCTCGGCGGATTGGTTCAACCGGGTTGTCAACTTGTTTAATTCGTTCGCCTCTTTTTGCGCTTGCTTCAATTCCGCCAACCGTTTTGCGTTCTCGCTTTCCGCAAACGCCAAATCCTTTGCCGCCCGTGTCAATTTGTCGGTATCGGCGGACGCCCCCCGGATTGTTTTACGTCCGTTTTCGGTCGCCCCGCTTACGCCCTCCAATGCAGCCTTAACCGTTATCGCCTCACTCTTTATATTCTTTAGAGTGTTCATATAGGCGTCGGAAAGTTGGTCTAACTGATTTATCAACTTTGTAATCGAATCGTCTGGGCTTACAAGGTCGCTATATTTTATAGGGTTGTTATTATCTGCCATACTTAACGTTATTTGCGGGCAATTTGCCCCGTATTAAATTATCTTTTCTTTTCCATGTAGTTAATCAACCAAAGAAAAACAACGCCGCAAATCGCCTTATTTGACGCCGTTTTTATTTTTGGTCGGTTTCAACAACTCCTTTATCCGCTCAAATGCGTTGTAATACTCCAATACGGTGTATTTCTTTGGTTCCGGTACGTGTAAATGTTGGGATATGGTTAAACACATATTTTCAAACTGTTTATCGTACTGAATTTCCATGTTATCGGAACCACTAAAAACAACCGGGCGATTGTACAACAACAACATCGTCGTTATTTTATCAATTTCCGCCCGTTTGTCCTCTGTATCGCCGTTTATAATCGCATCCAACATTAACATTGTGCGGTTGCGCAATTCGTCGTAATACTCTTTAACCGTCGCATCGTCGAACAACCGGGGGAAATACATTTGTAATTCTTCATCTATTTTTTTTTTGACCGCTTCCATTTGGGCGGTCAACTCTTTAACGGGAACATCGCCGAACATATCGACGACCTTTTGCAACCCATCGTCGGACAAATCGTTGTACGGGGTTCCGTCGATTGATTTAACCAACACGGCAAACGCTAAACATTTCGGGCTTAACCCGGATTGAATGAAATACACGTTTTGCCGCATATTATCCAATTCGATTGCCGCCAATTCCGGGGTTTTGCTCCGGGCGTATCTCATTGCCTTCTCAATATGTGTGTCGAAATCCTGTAAATCTGAACCAATCCCGGCGTCAACCAACAACATTTTATTGTACTTATGAAAACGCAACATCGGCAATTCGTCGATTGCGTCGTATATCTCAACGGTTCGTTCTCCTATCTTAACGGTTTTCATAGCAAAAAACGGGTTATCATTGTGGAACAAAAGGGAACCAATAACAACGTCGGGTTACCGGTTATAAACGCCAAAAGGATTGCCAAAGCAACCCCCGCCCAAAATGACAAACAGAAATCGCAATTAAACATCTTTGCGAAAAACTCGTTGCCGTGGACTTGTACCCATTCGATAACCTGCCATTTGCGTAACAAGGTCAAACCGAATGCAGCAACCAAAGCAACCACGACCGTATAAAATAAAAATGCTTGCATACACTTTGTTTTTAATCAGTTAAACACGTTTCATCAATTCCCAATTCCCCGGCAAACCGGAACCCGGCGAACGGGTGCATTAAAAATTGATTGTCTATTTCGTCCAAAGTGAACCCGGCAAATATGTTTTCCGCCTTTGTGTACACTCTGTTTATTGTCATGGAACCGGAACGCAACCAAATACCGCCGTTCAATACCCGCATGATTTGTTGTTTGACCGCCTCCGTATTCCGGTTGTTGGGGTCGTTGGTTATCGTGCGCATATCAAACCAAAAGATAACCGAAAACGGCGTTGTATATTTGTTTTGTTCGCCGGGGAACCAATCAATTTGTTGCGGGTCGTCCAACACGAAAAACGAAAAATTCCCTATATTACTATCCGGGGCAATCAACATATATTCATTGCCGCCGACGTAAATATTGGGCGTGTAATATCGTTTTCCTTGTATGGACTTAACCAACCGTTCAGAACGTCCAAAGGAATAATTAAGCCACGGCAACCCGTCCGCTAACCCCTTTTGAATATTTGCAATAACCCGGTCGAATAACTCCGGGTTCTTTATAATCGGTATTCTATCCATTTCCGTATATCGTTTTTTTTGCTTTGGTTAGCAAATCCGGGTAAACGTATTGCCAAATAAGTTTAGCAATATTTTCGTTCGTCAATCCCAATATTTGCCGCCCGTACTTTTTTATCAAATCTTCCGTCTTGAAATCCGACGCCTTAATTTCAAATTGTTTGTCGCCGACTTCCAAATAAAAACTACTCTCAAAATCGCCCTCATCCCGTAACGTTACCCGGTTAGTCGGTTGTCCCTTTTCCTCCTTTATGGCTATTGTTAGCGGGGTATAAGGTCGATAATCCATAATGTCAACGCCCAAACGGTTAATACCTTGTTCAAATAATTGTTCCTCGGCATTGGCATCAATGATAAACGCCGTTGTTATTCCGTCGTCGATTATGTCCCGTATAATCAACCCGGACGTCAACCCGTCGTTAAACGTATTAACCCGGTTGCGTAAATCAATTATTGATTGTAACCCCGCCATAATGCAATTACGTTGTCCGGTATTTAACGCCCCGGTTGTTGCAACTCAAACAAATACGGTCAATCCCTTGCGTATCTAACCGTAAAGCCTCAAACGCTTTTTTAAGGTCATAACCCAACCCGCCGGGGCGTCCCTCAACGTTCCCGTCCAACTCGTATAATATATCCATTTTAGAGGCGTTGGATTGGTTCCGGTTAACCCTTACGTTGGGGTTCATTGCCAACGTGCGCAAAGCGATTGCCGCAACTTGGCGTTGTATTACCGTTTGGAATATCGCCCGTTGTTCAACGATAAAATCAGTTAGGTCGCAACCGACGGTTATTTCACAATTCAACCCGTAATTTAGCGTATTAGTGTACATCGTGTATGCTATATCCCACAACTCCGGGTATTCGGCGAATGTTTCCGGGGCGTTATACATAAACGGGGAAATTTGCAAATACTTTGTCAATTGCCGCCATGCCTCAATATTGCCGTACCCGGTACACGTTCCGCACGGTTCGCCGCTCCAATCTTTCGACACGTTAATTGCTTGCATCCCGGCGGGCAAATCGTCTTGATTATAGCAAAGGAACCACGCACCCCCGGCGTTGTTTGCGTCGCTGATATAGGGCAAAAAACAATCTTCCAACGTAAACCATTGAAAACCGCCATTTGTTAGCGTAAAATTCAAATCAAACGTTTTTATAGGGTCAATCTGTGAACTATGGAAAAGGTACAATTTCACAATCCCGGTTCCGCCCGTCATTTGCAAGCCAACCCGGTATATTTGTGCCGTTACTCCCATCGCTCGCACCGGGATAATCTCAAACCCTACCAACTTATGATTATTCGGTTGGGTTGCTCTGATACGTCCGGCACCGTCAAAGAACGTGCGACGCTCCAATAGGTTCTTTGTTTCCTTATCCAACCCCTTTATTTGGGTAAATGTTTGTACCGCCGTGGAAATTCCGTTGCGGGTCAAACGTTCTAAATAGTCGGACAATATGTTGTATTTCTCCCAAAAGGTCGAACCCTCGGCGGGAACCTCGGCGACATTATCAACCAAAGCGACCCAATACAAGGGTTTGCCCGCCGCATCGTTGGCGTATTGTACCACGGTTTCGGCTTTCCATTCCTTTGTATCGTTCCAAACCGGGTATTGAAAGCCCCAATTGTCCGGGACGATTGCCGCCATATTATCCAACGTTACAAGCGGGTGCGCCCCTTGAAAATATAACCCGCTTTCGGTTTCTGTCAACCGTTCGGCGATTGCCTCGGCGGGATTATATGATTGCTCCCAACCAACGACGTTTAATAATTTATCTTGTATCTCTTTAATCCGGTACATACTGCGTAAATTAAAAAGGGGGCGGGGATAACCACCCCGTCCCCTCGGTTAAATAATCGTTCCGTATTGCGGTTTATGTACCCGCACCACCCCCGGCGGGAAACTCGGTTGCGTTGGTAACGTAAACGGGCATTCCTAACGGTTCGTTCGGGTTGCGTGCGGCAATTTCGGCTTTGATAATCGGATTTGCCACGGTGTCCGGGTTGCTGTTATATGCTACCATGTAGGCAACATCAACGCTAAATCCGAAATACTCCTTAACGGCACACGTCAAATCAGCGGTTGCGGCTCCCATAATCGCCGATTGGTCGCCAACGGCGGTGTAATAATGCGAACCAACGGGCAAATCAATGTACGGCAAACGTACAATGTCCCATTCGTGGAAATTCGCACGGGTGCGGCGGTATGCCTCACGGTCAACACGGGTTAAGATACCAACGTTTCCATCGGCAACGGCAAACATTGTTCCCATTTTGCCCGTTTCATCCGTTACGTTGTTGGTATAATGCAATACCTTGTTATCGTACTCCATGCGCTTATTAACGTCGTTGTAAACGCCATGTTGCGCCAACTTGCGTATTAGGCTATCAACCCCCGCATTTGCGATAAGGTGGATATATTCCGGGTAACAATTCGCCCGCATGATTGGGTTAATGTCGCCCAAAATCTCGGTTGCCATTTGGGTTGGAACTTGTACCACGTTTCCGGTCTGCGTGTAGTTAAGCAAGGTTTTGAAAACTTGCGTTTTGTTCGCTTCCAATGCGGTAACGGCTCCTTTATCCAAAGCATCCGCCAACGCACGGGTTGTTTTCTCCATTTTGCGCATGAAATCGTGTTGGTACGAAATTTCATTGTTTGAATACGCCGCCGGAACCATTGTAAACCCGATTGCATAGGTAGCCCAAACAAGCGTTACCAATGCGGACGTATTTTCATTGTCGGCAATAACGCACGAACGCACGTTGCTAACTTGTACGTTTTCGTCGTAATTGATAACGGGAACTTGTACCGTGTTACCGATACTTACTAATGCCCTATCTCTCAAATTAGGGCTAATAATTGAGTTGGGGGCGTTGGTTTGCTCAATAAAGAAATCCAATGCGCCGTACTCACACGGGCGGAACATATTACGGTCTAATTCCGGGTTCTCTATCCGCCAATTCTGTACTCTTGTTGCAATTAAACTCATTGTTTAAAAAATTAAATTGTTTATAAATGCGGGTTTACCCTTTACCCGTGTTGTCTTTTACTTTTCCGGCAATGCGGCAATATTGTTGTCTTTCCATGCTTGTTGCATTCCGGCGTCAAATTCAGCCGTCCCGACTTTTAACCCTTGTTGTTCCAATGTCGCCGTAATTGCGTCGTATGCCTCAACCCTCGTTTTTGCGCCGGATATGTCAACGGTAATGTTACCGCCCGCACCGCCTCCACTTGGTGCGCCTGTACCGCCGCCCGCCGCTTGGCGTCCCTTATCCAAAATACCCATTGTTTCCAATTCACGGGTCAAAAGGTCGCCGGGGGTGTACGGGTTCAACTGATTGTTCGGGTTGCGCATGATTGCGCCGTTTTCGTCCTTAAACGCTAACATTTTGCCGCCCTTTCCGTCGTCGATAAATTCGGGGTTCATGCCCTTAATCTTTGCAATCGCTTGGTCTAACAAAACCTTTGTTGCGCTTTCCGGCAACCCTGCCTTAAACTTCAATCCGGCGGTTGCTGTCTGCAATGCCGTTTCAACACGAATGCCGAACACCTCGTTTGTGTGGGTTTGTTCGGCTTGGTCGTATTTCGTTTTGAGGTCGTTGTATTGGGTCGTAACGCTTTGCAAATCTGCCTTTGCTTGCTTCAATGCCTTTGCGGTTTCCGCATCCGTCGCACCGTCGGCAATGGCTTTTTCCAAACGTGCCTTTTCTTTGGTTAGGCTGTCAATCTGTGATTGCAGACCGTTTGCGCCCTCAACTTTGGTTTTGAACTCGGTTAATACTCGTTTGGCGTAATCAAACGTTTTTTCGGTTCCGTTCTTTGCGATACCGGAAACGGCTAAAATGTCCGCATCCAAACCGCCGTAAATTTCCCCGGTTTTCTTTGCTATTACGCTATTTTCGTCGTTGACTGATAATGTGGTTATCGCTGTCAATTGTTCGTCGGTTAATCCGGCTAATGCCGCATTTGCCATTAAAACATCAATCGTTAATGCCATAATCTTTCCCTTTGATTATTAAATTAATATTCGGTTACTTTTTGCCCTCGGCTTTGGCGTCCGCCTCGGCTTCTGCTTTGGCATCGGCTTTGGGTTCCTTTGCAGTTGTCGCCGGGATAACGCCCGCCGCTTTCAATTCTGCCAAAATCTCGGCTTTCAACGCTGCCTTTTCCTCGGCACGGGCTTTGGCGTCCGCCTCGGCTTTTGCTTTGGCATCGGCTTTGGCTTTTTCCTCGGCGGCTTTGGCTTTTTCCTCGGCGGCTTTTGCTTTCTCTGCCTTTGCCTTTTCGTCCGCCTCGGCTTTCGCTTTCATGTACTCGTTGGGGTCGTGCAATACGGTAATCGTGTAACCCTGTTTTTTCAGATTTTCGGCAATGCTATTTTCATAGCCTTTTTTACCGAATTTCTGAATACGGGGGATTGATAACCGTTTGCCCGTTTCGCTGTCGAACTTCTTAATTTCGATAACGCAATGATACAAATGTTTCTCATTGTCCGGGACAATGTAGTTTTCGGGCGTAACGTCGATAATCGCAACGTCTTTAGTTTTACCCTCGCTTACTTTCACTCGCATAATCGTTAAATTTATTTGTTATAAAATTTATCTTAGAGTTGAACGGCATATTATACCCAAACTCTAACACGTTCAAATATTCACGCTCAAATCTGCTTACAAAGTTAGCAAAATTCAACTTTATACGCATATCGTTTTCGCTGATAATCTGTTTGCCGTACAAATCCAATACCTCGTTACGGGTTAAATGTCGGTACGGTTCCAATTCCGCCAACGTCAACATACGTTGCAATTGGGTTGGGTTGTTCCGGTATTCCGTTTCGATTATTTGGTTTTGTAGGGCGTCTAATTCCGCCTCGCTTGCGCCGCTTTCCTTTGCCACCTTGTAACGTTCCCGTAACTCCGTTGCGTTGGATAAATAAAACTCCGTGCCGTAATTGACTTTTGCAGAAACGAACAAACCGCCATACCTTAAACGGCAAACGGTTTCATCGACGAATTGTTGCGCCGCCTCAAATCCTTTCTTTACTCGGTTTAAAACCGTGCTTTGGCTCTCAAAATTCGCCTGTATTTGTTGTTCGTTCAATGCGTCCCGTGTGGTTATTTCCTCGTTGGTTCCAACAACCGACGTAATAATGTCATTCTTTAGGCGGTTTTCTTCCTCAACGTTATAATCCAAACTCCCACGGTCAACGGTTAGCATTTGCACCGGGTTACGCAAATCGGGTTGTTTATCCCCGTCCGGTATTGGTATTTCAACGAACGAACCCACGCCGTTAATACGACTATCCCCGCATTTGGGGCAACGCATCAAAAGCCCGGCGGCGTCCAATCTGTAAAACCCTTGTTTGTCTTTCAAAAACCCACCGTCGCAATAATCGCCATTTTCGCCGTTACTGAAATCGCAACTTTGTTCATACCCGGAATAAATCGGATATGCACCGTACAAATCTAAATGTCGCTTACTGATATGGTAAAACAAAAACCAATCCAACGCCTCCAATTGCTTGGTTAGCGGGGATTGCTTAACGTCGGGTTCCGATAAACTCAACGGTTCATTCCAAAAGAAACGGGCGGGACAATAACCGACGTCGTGCGGGTTATCAATCAGCAATTCGCCGATATTGTGGTTTTTGTCCTCTCTGAATACTCTATAACGTTCGTCGTCAATTACTGCGATACGTTCCCCGTCCTGCCTAAAAATGATATAATCCATTACCCCCGTCGTCGGGTTAGCTCTGTAATCAATCACGGACGCAATAGGCAACCAATAGAAATACGGTTGCGGGTATTTGTCGGCGGGGTTTTGTTCGCTCGGCATATCGACAATAAGAACGCTATTTATTTCGGTTTGGAAAAACTCCCATCCTTTTGTACTCCAAATTTCCGGTTCGTGTAATACGTCTTGGCGGTAATACTCCCAATCGTTCCTTTGTTCCGGGTTTTGGAATTGATAATTGAACGCCGGGTTACGTCCGTCAAAAATCCGGCTCAACTTATCAAAACAAACGCCCGTTACCTCGTTTGTCTTAACGGGGTAACGGAACAATGTTTTGAACATTTTAAACTTATCATGCGGCAATAGGTTAGAAACAAATGCCATAAAATCCGTAATCGGTTGGCAAATGTCAAACGACGTAATGCGGGTGCGGGCGTGAAAATTAATGCGTTGTTGATGATAAACGGCTTTGTTTATCGTCTTACGCTTTTTCGGCTCCGTTATCCGTTTTTTTATTTCGTCTATACTCAATCCCATTGTCGTTGGTAAATTTAAAATCGCTGTTTTCGGGTAATTGCCAACCGCCGTTGTTTGGCATCCGCAACAACCTTTCGGCGTGCTTAATCTCAAATTCTTCGGTCAAATTGTGCGGCGGACAAACTAATTTAACCTTTGTAGCCTTTGCCGCCATATCGTCAACCTCCTATTGCGGGTTTCAAATCGGTTAGCGGGTTGAAATCCGGGGCAACAATTGTTAGGTCGTCCGAATAGTTCGGCAAAAACGCCCATTGTATTGCGTTGCTATCCGGGGCTTCCAATCCGCCGTGCGTTTTGTCCCCAATGAACAAAGAACGAATTGGAATAGGATAATACGTTGTTGGGGTCGTTTCGTCTTGTATGGCTTCAATACTTCCGTTTTCGTCAAACAGATAGACGCCCAAATTATCGCTCCAACTTTCGCATTGCAATTCTTTCATCGCCTTAATAACTGATTGGGGGATTTTACGCATTACGCCCGTGAACGGGTTAGGCTCACGTCCTATAATTTCCTCAACGCCTCCCAATGTTTCGTTACCGCCTCCAAAGGTTCGGGCGGCTCCGGCTTCGTTGGTCGGGGCTTGGATATACGGGGAAACGACAATCTTTGTACTATCAGACGCCGCCAACAACGGCGTCCATGAAGCAAGCAAAGTAATTGCCTTTTCGCTCGTAAAACTGTTTTTGCTTCCATTGTCTTTGGTTAGACGCTGAAACGCTACCTTTTGGATTTGCCCGAAACTTTCGGCGCATTTTACGGCGGGAATATCGGGCAATGAAGCCGCCGCCGGACACTTACAAGTAATCATACTCTTTAAATTTTAACGTTAAAAATTATATTTGTTACCTCGTTGGGCTGTCCCTTTGCCCTCTGTATTACTTCTACGTTGCAAAGTTATAAACTTTTTTCCGTTATAAACTTGCATATCTCAATTAAATTGTTAGTTACGACGTTTAACGCCCCGGTTGGCGTGTGCGTATGGTTGTATATTGCCGTCGGCAATCTCTTTTTCGTAAATCCCGGTTAATCCGTCCTCCGGGTCGTCGTGCGTGTTCGCATCGAAATTACGCAAAAAGGTTGTAACATGGTCGTAAACGGCTTTATACCGGGTTTCCCATCCGAACGGCATAATTATATGTTGGTTTACCATTGCGGAATTTGTGATTATTCGGCTTTCCTTGTTACCTCCTTGATAAAACGGGTCAGTAATCGCCCGGACTTTCTTTTTAATAACCTTTTCAAAGCCCGCCCCCCCGTTGTTACTCTCAACCCATACTTTTTGCGTGCCGTTTCGGTTTATCATCGCCGGAACGGTTACGGTTGTTACGTCCGTGTTTTCGTCCGTAATTTCCATGTCGGTAATCAAAGCAAATAACAACGGTTCCATCCGCTTTGTCTTTTCGTTGAAAACCATGTTGTCGGATTTATAGACGTCATACGTTGCACCAAACAAAAGGTCGTCCCCCTCATCGGCAACGTCAATGTATGCGCCGGAACGTATGTATGTGCCGTAATCGGATTTTTCAACCCATGTTTTGAACGGTTGATATAATCGACCCTCTACGGAACCGGGGTTGCCTTGATAGAGGCATTGAAATTGTACGGGGTCTAATGCCTTTTGCGCTTCCAACTTCATACGGTTGTGCCGCCCCTCCCATAATGCCGCCCCAACCGGGCGGGGGTCTATCTCGGTCGGTTCCCCGGTTTTCAATGCTTCAAAGTTTATGCGCACCCATGCGCCCGGCGGTATGTTTTCCAAATCCGCCCAACGAGTTACATCAATGATTATTTCCCCGCTCTTTTCAATGCGTCCTATCAAATCGTCGTCGTGCCATCGGGTAAATACAATCAATTCTTGACTATCATTGTGTAAACGGGTACGTACAACGGTCGTGTACCATTTCCACGCCGCCGCCCGTACTATTGGGCTGTTACCCTCTGCGTAATCCTTATAAACGTCGTCCAATATCGACACGTCCACGGTTTTAGACGTCAATGAACCGCCACGCCCCACAACACGCAACGAACCCTTACGCCCTACCATTTCGATAACGTCCGAATTGCGTAAATATGTGTTTGCCATCGTTACGACGTTGGAACCATTTAGATACGTGCCGGGGAACAATTCACGATACCGGGGCGTGTCAATGATACGTTGAACGTCCCGGTTAAAATCCCGTGCAATCGTGGCGGCGTATGAACCTATTACAATCTTTAAATCGGGGTTTAATCCCTCCATGAAAGCGGGTAACTTTCGGCTCGACCCCTCCGATTTACCATGTTGCGGCGGTTGTTGTACAATCATCTTTCGTATTTTGCCGTGTGCGAACATATCCAAAAGGGTATAATAAACGACGTGGAACGGCTCTAATACTAAATCCGGTTGCATATACCGGGCAAAGTTGATAAGACGTTTACGGGCGGCGGCTTTAACCAACAAATCCGGTTGTTGCCGGATTGCGTCGTACATCTGCAATAATTGTTCGTTGTTCATTGCTTTGCTCCTTTCTCCCATTTAGCACACGCCCGACGACCCCGGACAATGTAATATTGATAATGCGGGCAACGTAAACAAATCGGGTTCCCGTTCAAATCCCGGTGTCTATGGTCGTCCGTTATCCATTCAGAAAAACGGCACGTATCGCAAATTTCGGTCGTCCATTCCGGTTGCTTGGTTTCCGGACGGGGTGCGGTTACTCTCTTTGCCATTATTGCGCCCCTCCTTTCTCGGCTAATGCCTTTTGGAACTCGGCGGATTGCAATTTATCAGCAACCGCAAACAACATATCGTCGGGGATTGCCTTAACGTCGTACTTTGGTTTGTCGTCGTCGGTCGTGGCGTTATATCCGGGTATCTCAATTTTAACCGGGGCATCAAATCCCAACATCTTTGCCCGGCGTTGCTGAATGTTTAAAAGTAAATCCAAAAACTGGGGGTTCCCGGCGGACGTTTCGGTTGCGGTTTCATTATACCCGTAATATTCCGGGTCGCCGTCCTCGGCATCGGTTTTGATTGGTCGCCCTTTGTTGGTTTTCTCTTTGGTGCGCATCTTTCCGGTTTTCGACGCCTCCCACGCCTCCCATGCTTGTTGCTCCATTTTATCCAACTTGCGCAATTCCTGTGTAACGTATTCGTCTATGTTATCCAATCGTTCCCGCTTCCATTCAATAAGGCATTGTTGCAAATCATAATAAACCATTGCCAACGAAATAGTATAACCCGTTTTCCGTTTCGCTAAATCTTCATTTAACGCCGTTACTATTTCCCGGTATGTATAACCACGTAAAAACAGATTAGAACAAAACGCAACGTCATAATCCCGTTGTTCCTCGGTACGCTTGTTATATCCGGCGGGTTTCCGATTCCTATTACCCGTTTTCAATTTTTCCATCGTTCAACCTCTTTTAATGTTCAAACGGGGTAAAAAATCGACCTTTGCGCCTTTTTGCTTTTCCGTCCTTTTGATTCCTCGGTTCCTTTGTCCCTTTTCCCCTTTGGTTCCTTTCCGGCTCTATGTCTTTTCTTATCCCGTCCCTCCTTAAAACGTGTTTACCCTTTACAAGTTATTTGCGGGGAATTTCCATTTTAAGAGGCTTTTGTTATTAACTCAATACTTTTATTGTCTTTATGGTTATCTTTCAACCACGTGGCAAATTTACGGGTTTTCCGGGGCATTGCCAAACCTTTGTTATCTCATGTATATAAACGGCAAAACCCCGGCGTTTGTTTCCGGGGCTTTTTAGCCTTATTTAATTATTGGTTCCTCTATGATTGGCAAACCCTCAATTATACGCCTATGGCTTCGTATGTAGGTGTTATTTCCGCTATAATGCCATTCGTATAAAGTTAGGCGGAACCCGTCGGCGTCCGGTTGTCGTAACATTCGGATATATTTAACTTCCGTACCTTTTGGAATATCCGAACCTATACCCCGTAATGTTTCCGCCATTATGCCAACTTTCCAACGTGCCATTACTTCCGGTTCTTTCGTTGGTTCTTTGCCCGGCGTTTGTTCCGGGGGTTCTTTTCAAATCGACCCGTTGGATTTGTATTTCTGAACCGGGGAACATATCAGCAAAGAACGCCGCCATTGCTTCCACTTCTTTTGGTACGTCGTGCGCCTCCGGTTTCTTGTACTCCCTTTTGCGTTCCGGTTGGTTTTCCATTTGGACGGCGGGGCAAACGTCGATAAGCGGGCAACCCTTACAAGTGTTCACGGGCTTTGCTTTCTTTTCGCTTTCGCAAATCGCTTTATATTTCCGGTCGTAATCCGCCGTTCTAAATCCGTGGTAATCGTCCCGGTGTGCGCTTGCACGTGTAATTCTCGGCGGGGGTTCATTTGGGTTCAAATTCCCGTTTAAAATCCTTTTCCGGGCGGGCGGTAAATCGTCCGTTCAATTCCCGGATAATGTACCAACTTTCCGGCACGTCAACGAATATGCCGTTGCCATCGGGAAAAGAAAACATTGCTTTGCCGTCCGGGGTGCGTGGGGTCGTAACCGTTCCGCCTCCGGTAAACCTCAACACGTCGTCCACATTGTCCCGGCGAAATTGGATTGCGTCAACCTCTAACAAGGTACGGCAATACCGGGAACCCGCCGTTGCGTCCGGGTCGGTTAATTTGGTTCTCATTTCCTCCGGGTATTCCTCCGGGTCGTACTTCATATAAACCGATTGCATCCCGTCGGCGTAAAAGAACTCAATAAAGCGGTCGCCCAATCGTCCCCGGATTGCCTGTTTTAACGCCTCAATCCTTTGCCCCTCGGCTTTATCGCTTCCCTCGCTTCCATTTTGCGCCCAACTTAAACGTATTGAGGTGTCGGACGCCGTAACCTCAATTTCTTGTTTTGTTATGTCCTCAATCATTGCGCACATATCGCAATCGAACGGGCTTAATACTTGTTTGTTCATCGCTCTAAAAATTTATTTGTTATTACTATCCGGGGCGGATTCAATCTTAACCCCGGCAATTGTTCCGTTATAATTAAATTCCAATTTTTCGACGCCCTTAAATCCCCCGACGATACGCAACAAACCCAATAAATCGTTTTCCGGTCGCTCCTATGGAATTTATCGCATTGCCTACCAATTCCGGGGCAATCTTCCCTTTTGATTTTGCAGCGAACGCAACGTTGTGTAAATATTGCGGGGTTGTTGTTGGCTAATCGTGCATCCGCCGCCGTCCATATCTCGGCAATCAATACCATACCCCGGTAAACGCAACGTTCGCCGGGGTTGTACTCTCTGTTTGGGTCGAACGGTTCGGGTTGCTTTACTCTCATTCTTTGCCCGCTTCGTTTACATAGTCAAACAATGCGTCCAAATCTTCCTTTGCGCCTTTTACGCAAATTCGTACCTTATCGCCGCCCGCCAATGCGGTTTCGACAATCTCGCAATTATACCGGGGGGCGTTTATCTGTATCATTGCCGCCGTGGTATTCGTTACAAACTCGTTTCTTTCTTCCATGCTCTCGGATTTTTGAAGTAAATAAAATGTTTCCGTTGGTTCGTTCTCGCTTTGACACGCCCCCAACAAAAGCGTTGCCAAAGATAACAATAAAATCTTTGCTTTCATCGTTTTACCTTTCTTTTAATCCATATAAACCGTATGCCAATGCCGACAAACAATATTTTCGCCTCAATGTCAACGTAACGGTCGTAACCGTTGACCGCATCCACGGACACGCCGGGAACAACAAACCAACTCTTATATTTCCAATATTCCCGGACGTAAACAGACACGCCAACCCGTCCAATATGAAACCCAATTTGCGCCGTATGTACGTCGCCATTGTTACGGATAATTCCAACTTGTTTTTTACTCATTTCCTTTTCTGTTTAATAATTCGTAACTCTGTTTATCAACTACCAATGCCCGTGGATATTCGGTTATTTCGCCTTTGGTATAAACCAAATTGTAAATACCCAATTGTCCCTTAATGGGAAATTCAACAACCCGGCGGGGGTTTCGCATCATCCAACCGAACCCCTTTGTAATGGATTTGCGTTTTTCCGGCGGTATGCGGGTATTTTCCCAATCTTCCGGGGTAAACTCGGCGACGGGCTTAACGTCGTACAATTCAACCAATCCCAACGTTACCCCGCTTTCATATCCTGCAATTACGGGATTTGCGGACGAACAAACCATTAAATCGCCCCGGTACGGCGTGTTTTTACTGCGTACCTCAATACACTTTTCGCCGTAAATAATCCCGTTATCCTCATACGCCGCCGTTACCAACTGCGTTGCATACGGGTTCTTTACGGTTAATGCCCTCCAACGGTCGTGTTGGGCGGGCTTGTAATCTTTGCTATTAAATTGCATTTTCGTTTGATTTTTCGTTAAACAAATCGTAATTCGCCGGGACACAATAACCGGGTAATGTTTCCCGCTCAATCCCGGACGCCTTTACAAAACTATCTTTCCAATATATCCGGGGCGTTTTGTCCGGGTGCGCCTCCCAATAGTCGAACACGTCGTTGTAAAACGTCAATGTTTCCCGCTTGGTATATCTGCAACCGCTTTGCAACCCTATCTTAAACAAGTCAACAAACGGGTACGACAAAGCAATTACAGAAAACGCCCGGTCAAACATTCCCACGGGGATTGGTTCAACGCTTGCAAAGGTACGGAACCCGTGGCATTTCGCCCGTGCCAATGCGTTTATACGCATCCTGTTTGGGCTTGCTTTTGGTTCCAATTCGTCGCACCCGGTCAACGTGGAACCAATGGCAATGCGGGATTTATCCCAACCCTCGGACGCCTCGGCAAAGTCGATTAAAATATTGATACCCTCGGCGCATTTGCTCAATACCTTAACCGGGACGCCGTGGCGTTGACAAACGCCGATTGCTTGACGGGTCAACCGTTGCGTTTCCGGCAATAACGGGTCGGTCGTAAACGAAAAGAATAACCCCGTTTTTTGCAATTCGTCCTTATGCTTCAACAACTCATTTGTAAATATATCCAATGCGTATGGATATTCTCGCAATGTCTTTTTCAATTCCGGGGTATTACCTCCCAATACCTTTGCGCCCCTCCCTTTGCGCAAATAACAATACGTACATCCGTTGGAACAACCAACGTAAAAGTTGGCGGCATTCTCGGCGTATTCCCCGGCTTTTCCCTTTGGGCTGTAAATAACCCGTCCGTTTATCGCTCCCATAACTCAAACAGATTAAAACGGTAAATCGTCCGACGGTTCCGGGGCGGGTGCGGGGGGTGCGGTTGGCGGGGCTTGTGTTCCGGCTCCGGTTGTTTTCGGGGTCAACATTTCCATATCGGTTGCGACAATCTCGGTAATGTACCGTTTCACGCCTTGCGCATCGTCATAACTCCGGGTTCTTAATTCCCCCTCAATATAAAGTTTATCGCCCTTTTTGACGTACTGATTGGCAACTTTTGCTAAACCATTTTGCAATACTATATTATGCCATTCGGTACGCTCCGGGATTTGTCGCCCGTCCTTTGTCGTAAACCCTCGTTTCGTGGTTGCCAACGAAAAGGTCGCAACGCAATCGCCGTTGTCGAACTCCTTAAAATCCGGGGCTTTTCCTGTATGCCCCAATAAAGTAACTTTATTTACACTCATAATTATTTGAATTTAACACCATCCAACAAATATAATTTCTTATTATCAGACCAACCCGCCGCCATATTTAAGGCTTTCCGGTCGTCGTCATGTACAAACTCGCAATACCATGAATTGCCGCCAACGTTCGCTTTTTCTTTCAGTCGTACCAATTTGCCGACAATATACCGGGCAAACTTGGCGTATGCGCTCGTTTCCGATATATGGATAAT